AATGTAATATTCGTTGTTTACATTGATTTGCTGAATATCAGGGTTTTTAGTCCAGTTGAATCCACCGTTTAGATAGCCCTCTACATACTTACAACCAAATGTTTTCTTATTGACTCGAACGATCTCAAACTTTAAAGTCCATTGTTGTTGGGGATATGTTTGAGTTTCTACATCCCACATGCAACCATTCTCAACCTTTGTGATAATGTCTCCCTTTTTGAAACCTGTGTTATCAGTAATTCTTTTCATGTGTTTGTTTCCCCCTCAAATTTGATTATAACTAAGTATAGCATGATAACTTGAATCTGTCCAACGAAATCAATAGATAAGAATAACTTCAATTAGGGAGGTGAGCACAATGGCATTAACAGCAAAGCAACAGGCATTTAGAGAACGAATATTAAATTTAACAGATGGTAAAGAATATGGAATTTGTTCACCGCCAATGAATGCACAAGTAGCAGTGAATGAATTGTGCAGATATTTCCTTGGAGAAAATTGGTATACTGCAATGCCAGAATCACAAGAACAGGTTAATACTGAAATTGTCTTTGAAATTGAAGAAAAGTATAAAGGATATAAAAGATGGTTTAGGGGGTGAAACACGATGCCAACAGGCAGGGAAAAAACAGGCAACAAGGCAAAGAAAAATAAGACATCATTCAAGCCTGGGCAGAGTGGCAATCCTTCCGGATGCTCAAAGATGCCCATAGGGTTAAAGGAGTTAGCGAGAAGCATAGTATGGCTGCGCTTATGCAAGTTATAGATATAGCACAAGATCCCGACGCGTCCCACAAGGACCAACTTAAAGCCTTAGACATGATTATGGACAGGGCAGAAGGTAAAGCAATGCAGGGGATGGAGTTAAGTGGTCCAGAAGGTAATGCCATTACAATTACATTAGATAGTGCATTAGAAGAGTGGTCCAAGTAAAGAGAGGTGATGCCACATGCCAACCATATCGCTAACAGGTGTACCGTACCCGAAACAGATAGAGTTCTTTAAGAGTGCGAAACGCTATATTGCGTATGGTGGCTCCTAGCTAGGGGCGGTGGCAAATCATGGGCAGCAAGGCGCAAGGCTGTTCTCTTAGCACTCAACTACACAGGCATACAAATACTCATCCTTAGAAGGACGTTGGCAGAGCTTAGAGAGAACCATGTGTTAGTGCTACAGACTGAATTGAAACACATAGCCAAGTTCGACGCACAAAACAAAGAGTTCATGTTTCCTAACGGATCAAGGATAAAGCTAGGTTACTGTTCAGCAGAATCAGACGTTCTGCAATATCAAGGGCAAGCGTATGATGTTATATTCATGGAAGAGTCCACACAGTTTACAGAGTTCCAAAAGGACACACTAACAGAAAGTAATCGCTCATCTGGTCAAATGAAGGAGAAGTTCACCCCAAGAATGTACTTCACTTGCAACCCTGGGGGGATAGGGCATAGCTGGATGAAGCGTTTATTCATAGATAAAGACTATCGAAATAAAGAAGATCCAAACAACTACGAGTTCATTCCTTCTACTGTTTATGAGAATAAGTTCTTAATGAACAATAACCCTGAGTATGTAGAGAACTTAGAGAACTTACCCGAGATGCGTAAACGAGCCATGTTATACGGGGACTGGGACGCATTCGAGGGGCAATACTTTGATGAGTTTGACAGAGACATCCACGTTATTGATTCGTTCGTTATACCTGAATCATGGCGAAGATACATTACTTTAGATTACGGCTTAGATATGTTAGCTTGCTACTGGATCGCAGTTGACTCACATCAGAAGGCCTATGTATATAAAGAACTATATCAATCTAACTTAATCATATCGGACGCGGCCAAAGCTATTAAGGGCATGACAACAGAATCTATTCACTCAACCATTGCACCGCCTGACCTATGGAACCGCAGACAAGAGACAGGAAAGAGCGCAGCGGATCTGTTCAGAGCTAACGGAGTAAGCATGGTCAAAGCCAACAACGACAGAGTACAAGGATGGTACAATGTCAAAGAGTGGCTTAAGATATATAAGGATGAACAGGGCATCAACACGGCTAACTTAGTAATCACTAAGAACTGTGTTAATCTCATTAGAACATTACCACAGCTACAGTGTGATATTCGCGACCCTAACGACGTGGCGAGCGAGCCTCACGAATTGACACACGCAAACGACGCAATTAGGTATTGGATTTCTGGAAGACCAAGCCCAAGCGACAACGCAGGTACGACAAAGAAAAAACAACACTGGGCTTTATCAGACGATACGCCGAAGGGCGCAAGCTACATCAATGAGGGAAATGCAGATGATAATTACCTTAATAATTGGTGATTGGGTCCTATAACGGCTATTACGTACAGTAGCGAAAATACTAAATCCTCATATTCAGCCATATTTGACGTTGACAGCTTATTAACACGTTTTCGACTATGATAATAAAGCGATTGTAAAACGTGTTTATATATATTTTGCCAAACTTCTATTATCTCAGTATTGCTCAAGATTGCTATATCATCGAAAAATGCTCGAAAACACGGGGTTGTAACAAGTTTGGAGGTAGATAATGGTACCTGTTGAGGAAATGCAGAACGCATTGATAATAGCCTTGATAAAGAAATACGGCGTTAAGGAAATAACTATAACAGATGCAGACATTGTTGATTTACCTAAGAGCAATTTAATATCTATATATAAAAAGTATGATATAGAGAACTCATCTTATACTTTTACGATCGAGACAGCATGATAACCATAACGCACAACAGCACAACAATAACGGCACAAGGCCATGCCAACTACAGCAAAGCAGGAACTGACATCGTGTGCGCCGGAGTTAGCGTACTCTTACAGACGCTAGAACTACGAGGGAAGGCTACTAAATCCAAAGGCAATATGATTGTGCATACAGAGGATAAAGAAGCGTTAGGACTGGTCGTGGAGGGTATACGGCTTATATCAGTAAACTATCCTAGCAATGTGGAGGTGATCGGATGAATAAGCATAAGTGCGGATATGATGATACCAAAATAGAGACTCGTAAAGACGGATCGCAATATTCTAGCACCCATTGTGTTATTGAAATCATTGGGAACAAGCTAAATATAGAGTTAGACGTGATGGATGTTGACTGTGATAATGGGGATTCAATACCTATATCATTTTGCCCATTCTGTGGAGAAAAATTAGGAGTTGAATAAATGCTACAACCAATATTAGGCGCAATCTTAGGATTGTGCTTTTTTCTTATTCCCTCATTGATGTATCGCGAAGGAATCAGACAAGGAATGCAACTCAACAAGGGCATTGAACCACCTGCATTAAAGAGCCCTATCCAAGTAGTTAAGGAGATCCAACAAGAGCATGAGCAAAGTAAGAGTGAGAAGAAGCTCACAAGTGATATAGAGACGATGTTCAACTACAACGGAGGTGATACAGAGGATGGAACCTAAAACAAGTTCATGGACTCGCTATGAATCAGGACTAAACTTCTTTCGCAAAACCAAATACTTAACAAAGTGTGCAAAATCAGAAAGATTCGCATGTAATGACCACTGGTTTGGGATGGAACACGTTGACCTTCCTAAGCCTGTATTGCCTGTAGCTAATCGGATCATTGGACATAAGACATCCTCAGTAATGGCAGAGGACATTAAATTAAATTTCACTGTTCAAGGATATGCCAAAGGGACAGAGTCAGAGCAGTCTGGCTTATATGATGAAGCAGCAGACACCTTCACAAAGTATTCTGAAACAACATGGGATGAAGTCGGGCAAAAGTCACTCAATGAAGAAATGCTCCACAATGCGGCAATAACTGGTCCTGGTATTCTCCATTATTGGATGGATACAGAGGAAACAGGCAACGACATAGTCGCTCCTGACAGGTTATGCGGCGAGGTTATCGACGGAACGAATCTATTCTTAGGCAATCCAAACGATCGAAGGATTAATGCCAACGGTAAACCCGTTCAGCCTTACATGATTATTTCTTATAGAATGTTAGTCAGTGAAGCAAAGGCAGAGGGCAAAAAGAACAAGTTATCTCAACTAAAAATAGATCAGATAACGCCAGACAACGATACAGCAGACCAAGCATTTGACAAAGCACAGTATGAATTAGACGATCAAAGCAAGCTAACCGCATTGTTGGAGTATTATCTTAAAGACGGCACTATCTGGATGAAGAAGTCAACGAAGAATGTGGAGTTTGTTCCAGAGATAGACACAGAAAGGGACATATACCCTGTAGCAATGATGAATTGGGAGCTAAGAAAAAGGTTCTCGCATGGTATGGGAGAGATGGAAGGCCAGATACCAAACCAAATAGCAGTAAATACATTGCTTGCCATGGCAATCCTCTCAGCACAACGCACAGGAGTTCCGAAAGCTATTTATGACAAAACTAGGATTTCAGGATGGTCCAACGCTATTGGAAAAGCAATTGGAGTCGATGGAGATATCACTAATGTATTCAAGTACGCCGAGACAGGCAACGTATCGTTTGACTTCTTCAAGCTAATCGACTCAATCATCATTAATATGAAAGATTTAGCAGGTGCAAGTGAAAATGCACTAGGAGAAGCGAAGGCAGACAACACTAGCGCATTGATGTGGGCGCAGAAACAGTCCGCTATTCCCCTAGAAGGAGTTAAGCGTAGGTTTATGACTTGTATGCGTGACGTGGGACTTATATGGGAATCGTTTTGGAAACAGAACTTTAATACAACTCGTTCTATTGTGACTAAAGATGAGCAGGGAGAAGATCAAGTTAGCTCATTTAATGGTTCAAACTTTAAAGATGTAAAGATGAACCTCAAAGTGGACGTTGGAGCATCTTCTTCTTATTCAGAAATCACAAACTTAAATATGCTCAACATGTGGCTTGATAAGGAACGAATTAGCTTTATCGAATACCTTGAAAGACTTCCGCAAGGCTCTGTAATTAAGAAACAACAGCTAATCGAAACGAGAAAGCAACAAGAAGCGCAGAATGCTCAAGTGCAACAAGATCAAGCTATGCAACAAGGCCAGATGCAACAACAGCAACAAGGCATGGATCAAGCGCAACAACAACAGGAGCAAGCAGGACAAGATCAACAGTTCGAGCAGATGGCAATCTTTTTAGAGAGTCTCCCATTAGAAGTACAACAGAAGATGCAGAGACTTCCACCTGAACAGATGCAGGCCATGTTAGAAAAGATGATGGCTGATGATGTGAAACAAAGTATGCCACAACAACAGATGATGAAGGGTGGTGGTCAGGTTTGAAGATATTCAAAGTATTTATGATCTATTGGAGAGAGCGCAAGAACGCAGAGCGCAGGCAGAAACACAAAAGGATTTCAAAACAAATAGCTAGTTTATAAAAGACAACTCACCGGGAGCCAATAGGCTTCTTTTTTATATGCCATGAACTGCTAAAAAGCGGAGAGTCGTTCACCGCGCAATCAAAGGAGAGATATTATTTGTTAAACATTTTGGCTGCTAAACCTGTTAATACAGGAGACTTCGCCAACCTAGACCTACAGCTATTCGCTGATGATGAAACTGAAACCGTTGAAACCACAGATACCGAAGTAGCGGCTGAGAAATCAACAGCCACGGAAGAAGTTATTGCTGATACTCCAAGCGAAGTACAAGCGACA